AAAAAACCCCCAAGAATTACCAAGGGGGTCTTTTCAAAATCGGTTAGATAAGTATATCTTATCATATATAAATAGTCCTATCTTAGTGATGAGATGTTTATCCCACCACCTCTCTTAGGATTTGTTCTATTCCAGTTAGCAATTGCAAGTGATAGCACTGTATCATCGTGGAATCCTTGAGGGTGCGTATAACGTATCTTACCACTTGGTAGAACCTCATACTCAAATATCTCTAGCTCTTCTTGTAAGGTAGGGAATAGATTGAATGATGGTAACTCTAATGTAGTATCTTGAATGTCCCCCATAAGCCTTCTAATGATGTTCTCTTTGGTTTGATTAGTCTGAAACAATGGAGATGTTCTACTATACTTCTTCTTTATCATTTCAAACACAGGGTCACCCACACCATTGGTCTCTACAAGTAAATCTCTTACCTTATAGTGTCTACATATCTCAGCAACTTTATCTGCTATCTGAGAGTATTCTATACGATTGTCTCTCCACATATAAAGCACTCTACCTAACTCATCAATAATTGTAAGTACTGAGTAGTCACCTTTGTTACCAATATCTAAACCAGCATAAACCTTTGATTGGTTTTGGTCAGGCCACACCTCGTTGATACATACCTTATCCAATCCTTGGAATACAGCACCTTCGTTATCTTGCCATTCAGCTAAGAATTCTTGTTTGAATATCTTAGGTGGTAATGTTCTCTTCTGCTCTTCAATAAACTCCTTTGATACATAAGGACTATCCACCGAACTTCCGTGATACGATTTGTGATTAGTATGTGTTTGTGATTTACCTAACATAAAAACATCGTAGAACCAATTCTTTCTTTTAGGTGTGCCAGTAATGATACACTTCTTACCTGCTGCAGATAAAGTAGGTAGGATAGATTGTTTCCAAGCAATATCCTTACAGTCTTGTGCCTCATCTATAAACGCATAGTTGATAGATAGACCTCTGATGGTTTCGGGTCTCTCTGATGACTTAAAGTAAATTGTAGTTCCGTTGATTAGTTGTATGATAAAGTCTGCCTTGTTTGCTGACTTGACTAATCCTGCGGGTTGTAGTATCTGAAAGATTTGTTGGAATACTTTCGTTGCCTGGCTGTAAACAGGCGAAACCCAGAGTATCTTAGAATTATTATTGTTGATACCAAAGTACATAAGCAAGTTGATAGACATTAGCGTCTTGCCGAACTGCCGACCAACTACAACTGCATGATAGAACTCCGTACCTTTCAGCACAGAGTCTATAATCTCTTTTTGTTTCTTATGTGGTTTGAATCCCCGTATCTGCATCTTCTTTCCTTAGTTTCAATAAATTCTCAACTAACCAGAAGTTATTCTTATTGCCATCTGATACAAAGTGATACTCTTCACCACTTTCTTTTGTCTTAGGCCATAGGATTGCGCCTGTGTAGTCATCGAGTAGACACCCATCCTCTAATACTGTAAATCTCTTGTAAAGTTTCATAAATCTGTTCATCTATAAGCTTATAAGCCTTCTGGCTTACAAACCTTGTTTATTTTAGGGTTGTTACTAACTGCTTGTGTTAGAACACTAACAATATACAAAAAATATCTGATAAAGTCAAGCATTTAATTAAAATTGAGTATTTCTACTCATCATCAAAATCAAAATTAAGATTAATGTTTTGCTTAATCTCTTGTCTCTCAGTATGAAGACCAAGTAACTTATTCTTTTCCTTTACAATGTTGAGCTGAGAATTAAAGTCATAACCACTATCTCGTGCTTGTAAAAAGAGGTCATCTAACCTCAACACAGCCATCATAAGGTTCTCCTCAGTATTTTTACTGAAGTTCTCCTTAATCCGTTCCCATGCCTTTTTCCATACGTTCTGGCATTGTCTTGCAGTTATGTCATACTGAGACTTTCCATACTCAACCCACTTACCATTAGTAATGTTATCTTTTGCAATTTGGTTCATGCAATCCACAACCATAGCTTCATGCCTATCGTTTGTTTGTCCTGCCTTTCTACCCATACTTATCCTTTATCCATTTTGCTGCATTGGTTAAATTTATACTGCCTCTAATATCATGTGGTATATCTTCATACGTAAGTTGTATACCCCAACTTTGTCTTACAAGTTTGGTAACTGATATAGCACCTTTGTTGATATTACCTGCAACAGTATTACCTTGCATTGATGTTCCTTTGAACCTTTTTCGTTCTATGTTTGCTAATCGACCATATGAGGTGTAGATTATCTTATCACTGTTTTCTATAAAAGACCACTTCTCATCATCTCCTAACCACTCTGAAATCCAATCAATACCATCATCATACCAATTAGGAGTGTTTTCTAATGTAAACTCATCTTCATCGAACTGCATCTTAGACAATGGTTGATTCTCAAAGATATAATCCCACAAGTCAGCACCACTATTATGAATTATCTGCTTGCTCGTTAGTTTTCCTTCTAGCACTTGTTTTCTTTTTAGTAGTTCTTTTTCTCTTAGGTTTCGGTGCCAGCATAGAAGACATATCAACCTTTACATTACTCTCGATTGGTAGTGGTTCTTCTACTTTGTGATGTTTCTCAAGATACATTGCTACCTTTGCATCAGTATCTCTATCCATACACGTACAATCTTTATGAGACCTTTTCTTTTTAGGTTTCATAAGTTCGTTGTAGAGTTTGTAAGTTACTACTCTATCAATCTTAGAACCTTTCTTCTTTAAAGCAAGGTATCTATCCATTAGTTCATTTAATTCTGATTTTTCCATATTTCTATTTTATAAATCAAGTTATCAATAAGGTATGCGGTCAAAGATGTTAGTGCAGCAAGTATGGGATTCTGAAAGTAGATAAGACCTACCCAAAAGCCAGTACACTTACTACATACAAATATCGGATACATCCAATCTGGTATCCTACCATCAAGTAACAAATGTTTTACTTTTTGAATAGGTTGAAACCAGTGACTCCACATATTACAAAGTATTGCTATACCTACTATCTCAATCATCTTTTCGTTTCTCTAAGTATTCTTTCAAACAAGGTTTACAAACCGCATTCATACCACGACCAGTAACATAATAGTCGTTAAAGTTCTTATCTCTATTACATTTCTTACACTTAATCATTCTGAAGTTCCTTTAAGTAATTTAGCACAACTTTCTTTATATATCGTTTGATTGGATTTCTAAACTTAATCTTTACAATCATCAAGTAAGTTAGATATCCTAACGTAAATGAGAGAGACAATCCCCCTACAATCATTAGTAATGTTTCCATAATTCTTTTACTTTATCAAATACTTCAGTTTTCACTGGTGTGACAGTTTCACTAATATATTTTCGGTTTATCTTATATTCTCGAGCAATTTCCGAAAAGGATTTACCCTGAAATATATGCTCTCTTGTAAGAGTCCGTTCATATATAGAATATAATTCAAGCTCTTTACTGATAAAGTCAAGGACTTCTTTACCCATATTTTCTACTATTTCATCATCAGTTGTGATGTAATCCTCGTATATAGGGCTAGTTTCTCTTGAAAATTTCTTATATCGGTAATAGAATGGTGATGTCTTAGAATTAAACTGAAGTTTAGCTGAAGACATTATCCAATGTTCAATCTTGCCTTTGTCTAATAAGTCTTTTTGATATTCACTTGGCTTTTCTAATAGATTGGTCACCAAGTCCACGAATAGGTCATCAGAATTTTGATGATTTCTCGTAATCGCTCTTACCTTTTGTTTGAGTCGATTATAGTTTTGTGTAAGATAATCGTTCATGTTCATTTGTTTTTCCTTTTATATAAATAGTGAAATAGATGAAGAAACACTAAATATAAAGCAAAAAAGAAACCCCTAGCCAAGATGAACAGTCAGAAGCTAAGGGTCTCAAACCAAAAGTATTTAGGAAAAACAAATGTTTAAAACAAATGTCCTATACTTTATAATATAAATAAAAAGTTATGGTGTTACAATCCGAAGTGAGATTTCTCTGCTTCGTAGTTTTGAAGAGCTTCGGTTGCTGTATGAGCCGCGGAGTAGACACGATATGAACCAAACTTTGCGTCTTGAATCCATCTATTAGAACGAAGGAAGTTACCATATAAAGATAAGTCCTCAGCACGATTTACATTACCAATAGCTGAACTATCGCCAGTTGCAACGGATGTACCATTTACAAATATAGTCAATGTATTAGTACTTCCATCATTTGCACAAGTTAACAAAATCCATTGGTTAGGATAAGTTGAAGGTGTATTCGCAAATGCCTCATCACCACCTGTATCTACAAGACCAAAGTTGACATCACCTTCATCTGCACCACCCATAGCAATTTCTATGAAGTTAGTACCATATGTACCACTACGATTGTGGATAATACCAACATAGCTATTATCACTAACACTTTGCATATTTACCCAACACTCAAGTGTGTATGAATAAGAACCACCGAAGTTTGAAAGTCTATATCCACTATCTATATGCTTTGTCCAATCGGTATTTGATGATACATACCACCAACTATTTGTGCCATCCCAAGAAAGACCACTATTAGTAGCATTTCTACTATTACCACTACTATCAGCAAGTGCTGATGATTCAGTTCCACCTGCTCCAACTACATCTAACCATTGTTCCAAGTTTGTAGTAACAATCTCACCTCCGGCTGCTGCTGCATAAAATCCTACTGGTGTAAACATATCTTATCCTTTTTTCTTGAACCTATCGTATATTCTCAACGTATTCAATGTTAAACCTGTTAACAATACTAATATCGTAATCTCTGCTTGAAACTGCATCAAGTATGCGAATAACCCACTTAGGGTTGCTGTATTTGCGATGTGGTCTTTAGTATCCATATTATACCCTTTTAATCAATCTTATTCTTGCTTCATTCGCAGCAATACCGGCACTATCTGACCAAGTTCCATCATTAAAAGATAACATCTGACCTTTTGCATTATTGGTTGCTGAAGTAGATGAGAAGTAACGACCACCATCACCACTTGTATAGGTATATTTAATTACCTGACTATCATACACCTCTTGCAATTCATTTTTAGCAGGCACATACCAACCAGTAGTTCCTTCATACAACGAACCAGTAACGTATAACTCTTCGTATGGGTCATACCCTACTTCATACATACATTCACCACTCACGATACTTGAAGCGTTATATAGTGTTAGCATATTAGCAAATCCATCAGTAAGAGAGTCTGCATCTACACCACAACCACCTTGATTTACCCATGAATAAAGGTAAGGTGATGATACACCAATTGTTAAATCATTTTTAGCAACCACCATTGCACTTCCACCACCAAAAGACTTATAAACTATACCAAACCCAAGGTCTTGTCCTACTTCAAATCCGTTTATTAGAGCATTAGCTCCCAACATTGTTCTTTCTACCGCGGCACCACCAACATTGGGTGTCGCTGGTATAGGTGTATTTCCTTTGTAAAACGTAGCCATAAATTATCCTTTATTATGAGAAGTCAGCAAGTGCAGCAGCGTATAGTGAACTACCATCTGAAACTGCAGTAATCACATCAGTATTAGCTGATAGTGTTGGTTCAGTTCCACCTGCGAACTTCCAAACAGTTCCATATCCACTAATGTTAGCACCATTCGTTACAATCAATGTATAAGTAGTACCACTCTTCAAGTTTGTTGGATTAGCCAAGAACGTAGCACTTGAGGCGTTTAATGTAGCGAAGTTACCATTATCAAAGTCAATTGATGATGTATTACTCGCAATACCAGCCGCAAATGTAGGTGAGTTTACTTGTCCTTGTACTGTAAGATTACCTTGTACATCTAAATCGTTATACCATACGTTAGTATTACCATCAGATACAATGTAATACGTACTATCGTTTATATTACCACTACCACTTAATGCTGTATATTGGTTTTGTGTAAGTGTTACAATATGTTCTATAGCAGCAGAACTACTTGCGATTGCTGGATGAACATTGTCAATCAACGAACCAGTAGCAGATGCCGAAACGGCAACTTTGATTAGACTTGCGTCAAGTGTAATGGTTGATGTACCATCGAATTTGAATCTATTACCAATGTTGATTTCTGCAGCAGCAGTTACCGATGAACCACTACCTATTGCGATACCACCAGCAGCACCTGTTGCTTTTACACCTTGACCGAGTGTTACTGCTTTCGGAGAAGTAGAGATATCTGCATCTTGACCAAGTGCAACAGCACCTTGTGATGAGCCATCTATCGATGTATCAGTACCCATAGCAATCGCCTGATTAGATGATACGTTTACATCACCACCAACAGCGATACTTGCATCATTGTTTGCTCTTGCGTTGTAACCACCAGCGAAACCATATGAGTTACCCATAATCGCACCAGCACCAATAGCAACTGAGTTACCTGATGACCTAGCACTCTGACCGATTGCGACAGCACTTGCTTGTTGGGCTTGTGCACCTTCACCAATACCAATAGAATAATCACCTGCGGTAGTTACCGAACGACCAATAAGGACATTACCACCAGTACCAGTGTTTGTAAGGTTGTGGCCAATCGCTGTTGAGTAACCACCTGTGTTGTTGATATCCTTACCAATGTTGATGGTTTGGTCACCTGCTGCAAATGTGTTACTATCATCAAGTGAGATGTGTAGAGAAGCAGTACCTGAAACCTTTGCTGCGTTACCAATAGCAATAGATTGTGGACCATTTGCTACTGCTGCAGTGGTTGTAAGTGATGCAGCAGTTTTAATACTATCAGTTCCACTATTACCAATCTCAAGTCCACCACCTCCTGCGTTCAATGCAAATGATGCGGTCAATGCACTCGTAGCAAATGACGCAGTTCCATCTAAGTCACCTTGGAAACCACTTGCGGTTAGAGGTGCTGACATACTAACTGATGTTCCAGTATCAGTAATACTTGAGTCAGCTAAGTGGTGACCACCCGTACCCTTTTGGATTACATTACTCAACGGATAAGGGAATGTTCCTAAATCAGTTCCTTCTGGTCCGAATAGAAGAACACCACCCTCGTGAGTAGGGCCATTGGTAAACTCGTATTTCCAATCGTTTGTACTACCATCCCATACCAAAGACGCAGTTACATTAGTAGAACCACTATCTTGAACCTTGATACCACCATATCTTTGTGAAGGTGTATCGTTATTTAGTATCAAGAATGCATCACCGATAATCTTAGCAGAACCAGTTACTGATTGAATATAAGCAAATGAACCAGTTCCATTTACTGTAATGTTATCAAACGTCTGAGTACCTGTAAATGTATTGTTTTGACCTACTTGAGCAAAAGCACTTGAATCTAAGCTATCTAACAACTCAGCATTACTAGCATAAGATGCTGATGTAGCCGTAGTTGCTGAAGTAGCATTATCTGCATTTACAGCATGTGAAGCTGATAGAGCCAATGTTGCTGAAGTAGCATTAGCTACATTATTTACTGTTAATGGGAATGTACTACCATCTCCTTTAGTAAATGTTAAAGTAGCATCTGTAACACTACCTGTAACCATAAAACTACCTGTTGGGGTAGGTGTTACATTTAATGCGAATGATGCAGTTGTAGCATATGATGCAGTTCCGTATGCTTGTGCAAGGTCAATTTGTGATGACCCACTCACCAATCCAGCAGGTTTACCAGTAATCAAAGTCCACTCAGCAGAACCCGAACCTGCTTCCAAAGCATTGATTTGAGTTTGTAGGTCTGCTACGGATGCAGATGTAGATGTTGCAGTTGATGAGGTGTATGCTGTAAATGTTGGATTGGTAACATAGTCCAAAGTATCGACTAAACTACCAGTCCCATCTACGAGAGCAGAACCAGATACTTGAACTAACTGTTCATACGTATCTTTTATTTTTTGTGATGTAAGATTATAATTTGCCATCGTGTGTCCCTATTATTGTGGTAAGTATTTGTATCTACTATCAGTTACCTTTATACCCAACTCATCAGCTAATGATGAGTATTTATCTCTTCTCGTAACAAATGGTGTCTTAAACTGAGATGTTTGGTCTGGAAAGATTTCCATTCCATTTTCAGTTCCAAACTCAGGAAACTTAGTAGAGTTGTCAATTAACCAACCTACTAATCTCTCACTATACCACTCTGCTTTGTTTTCTACTGAGGTTCTCTTCTTATCATAAAGTGCAACATCAGCAGCATTTGCTTCTGCACCACCTTGTGGTACAAGTAGACCATTGTTTCTTGGTCTTAAATAAATTGCTTCAAGAGCTTCGTAGTATGCCCAATACAACAATGCATCTTGTATATACTCCATAAGTGTTAGGTAATCACCTGTAACTTGAGAGTTGTTTACCTTAGTAATCATACTTTGGTAAAGTTCATAACCCAACATTCTCTGAATGTTAATGTCTTGTGCTTCTCTTACTGCGTTTTTCAGTAAGTCTGCGTCAAGTGCATTATTTAAGTCAGAGAAGTTCTTGAGTTTATTTTCTGATATGAACAAAGTTGTTGTCATTCTACTACTCCTTCTGCTTTAGTTTCTAATATTTTATCTTCACCTGCTTCTGCTTCAACTGAGGTTACTACATCAATCTCTTCAGTACCATCATTAAATAGTTTAGTCTGCTCTACACCTAATGTAGTTTCGATACCATTTACTTTGAAGATAGCCTCAAAGGTCTTTAGAATGTCTGACTGCATTGGGTAGATAACTGTGGTCAAGAAGTGAGAGTAAGCGTCTAAGAGTTCTTCTCTACCACCTAACTGACCTGCTGTTTTGATACCAACTAACATAGGGGATGTAATTCTATGTCCTGTAAGTATCTTTTGTGTTACCATATCATTTACAGTCGTATAATAACCATCAGCACCATTCTGAGGTATAGGTACAATCTCTGGCATTTGGTCTCTATTTGCTACATCCATATACATTAGAGAACCTGCGTTATCAGTACCACTATATGCACCACGTAACATTCTTTCGATTTCTTCTCGTTCTTCAACATCAGCATCGGTGAATGTTGTGATTGCAAGTGAAGGAGCTAGACCATTCTTGAGGTTGTTTGTATGGAAATTATCCACCTCAGTATCTAACTCAATAGTTTTTAATGAACCCACATAATCTGGTAGTGGGTAGTAATCCAAACCACTTGTGTAGGGTTTGAAATAAATAAGTTGTGATGGTGATGTTCTATCTACTCTATTAAACTTAGGTAGATATGGGATATCTGATTTGTTTGGTAAGAACCCTTTCATCTTACCGAAGTCTTTCCATACATAATAGCCAGGAACATTTCCTCTATCATCCATCTTCTTGGCTCTAATGTATGAGTAGTCAATGTGGTATACTTCAGCAATCTTGGTTCTATCGTTAGACCAAATCACTTCCAAAGCAAATCCACCATATAGAACTCTATCTAAAGCAACTTTGTTAAAGATATCATTCCAAGACTCACCCTCTTTGTTTGCGTATTCTAAGATACTTTCATCAATGCCTGTAAGACCTTGACCTACGACTGCTTGGTGTTTTGAATTTATAGCAGTTGAATGAACTGATGACCTATGGTATAAATCAATCAATAATTGTGGGAACTTGTTGTCAGTCCCAAAATAAACAATATCACCCTTATCATTCTCAAAGTCCGGCCCTGCTGGGTATGGAATTTCTGAGTACTTAGGGATTATACTAAACTTTTGTTTGTTCTTTTTTTCCATATTATCATCCTTCATACACTACAAATGCTCCATTCTCATTAGCCGAGGAATATAAAACCCTTCCTATACTCTCTGAGACAAACGCAGTTGTTGTCGTATCATTTAAGTATTGTCCTGGTACAGTACCAACTGACCAAACAACATCCGAAGTAGAATATACTTCTTCTGACGTTCCCCAAATTTGTTCACTTATAGAACCAATCTTCTGAAGAACTAAATCATAACTACCACCCCTGAGGTCTATATCGGTTGGTAGGGTAACACTTGATTTAATCCATCCGTTACCATATGGCGTTACTTGAAGTTGAACTGATGATGTTGCTTCCGTAAATCTATCAGTAAATACCAATCTCACCTCTTCACCACTACTAAATGATTGGGAAGGGATGAGTGAAATATCATTAGATGAGGAAGCGTATAAATAAACCATAGTTCTCCTTGATAAGTAATAAGAGAGGGACACGAAGTCCCTCCCCTATACTATAATATAATTATTATCCTACTGCGATACCCGTAAGTATCCCTGCAAGATTTGAACCCGAAAGTTCACTTGCTGGTTCTGGTTCCTGTCCAGTAAACGTCAATGTATAACCATTGAGGTCACCGAAAGCAGTACCTGTTTGACCTTGCCCAGCACTCAGAGACAATCCTCTCTCTTGACCAAGTAGGAAGAAGTTACCAACACCATCTGAAGAACCATTGTTTGTTTCAACAATCATTTTCAAGTCTGGATTTTTGGCAAGTACTCTAACTTGGTTACGAGTAGTAGACTGCAACTTGTGGAACGGAGCGTTCACAGTTTGTTCGTAGAAAATAGTACCATTCTCTACATTAGCATTAATAGCTTCAGTAAAGTCACCAGTTTGACGCGTTAGCTCAAACTTGAAGAATGTACCTGAACCACTAATGGCATCTAACAAACCTGTTGCACCACCTGTCGAACTAATAGAACCAGACAAGATGTAGATGTTCTTTAGACCGCCGGTGTTATCTCTACAACCTAGCGTAAATCCTGAAGTAATATCACAACTCATAATCTTATCCTTTTCTTTTTATTATTCAACAAATGTTATGCTTGGTCATTCGATACCCAGAATTCTGGATATGCGACATTGACTCCGAGCTTAGTCACAACGCGGTGCTTCAATTGGTCACCATTAATATCGTACCACAACTGAAATTGACTGAAGTCAGACAACAAATCAGTACCTACAACGATGTGCTTAGCAGGACCCATAACCATACGGTTAGAACCATTAAGACCACTTGTACCTACAACTTTTACGTTAGCGAATGGGTGAGCCATCTCAAGGATAGAACCACGATTCTCTACTGAAGCAGGGTCAAAGTAATAATTGTTTTCGTTTCTCAACCAAGTAATGTACTTACGGAAGTTAGCGATTGACATAAATACAGTCAAATCTTCTCTATCTTGTACATCATCTGACAAGTTTTCTAACATTGTATCAATGCTATCACCGATGTCAGTTGAAGTTGGTGCTGAACCAGTAATCGAGTTAGGTACAACTACACCTGCAGTTGAACCAGACAAGATAACGTTAAGACCATCAACACAATCGCCAGCTGCAGTTGTTGCAGTCCATAGGAATGTGTCGTTTGCTTTTTGGAAACCTTTTACGATTTGGTCAGAGTATTCTTGAACCAAAGTGAAAGACTCGTTGTATGAACCAGCTGGTTGCATTACACCTAAGTACTTAGTATCTAAGTCACGAAGACAAAGACCATCGTGAGATGAACGTTGACATACTTCGATATCACGTTGAGTCATAGAAGCAGTACCTGCTGCGTTAGTAACACAACCACGACCATCAACGATGTCAAGGTCTACTTCAAATAAATTAATAGGTTCTTTGTATTTTACGCCTTCTTTTACAGTTGCGTATTCAATGGTAGAACCACCCATAATAGCTTTAACAATCAACTCGCCTGCGGTCTCATTGTTAAATGCGTCTAATGTTGCTACATCAAATGCCATAGTATTATCCTTTTCTTGTTTTGCGAGCAATCAATCTTTCGATTTCAGAAGAGTTTTTATAGTTTTCTTCTTTGCCCTTTTTACTAAATGAACTAGCGATAGTTTTTTCTGATGCCGGAGCTGAAGAGAAAGATGCGTACTTGTCTTCAAGTGACTTCATTCTTTCTTCCATATCTTTTGTCATTTCTTCTACCACTTCCTTTACTGCCTCTGCTACTGCAGCGACAACTTCCTCATCAATAGCAGCTTCAACTGCGTCTGAAACTTCTTCTGCTACCTCTTCGGTTACTGCTTCAGCGATTGCTTCCACAGGCTCTTCCATCTTCTCTTCTTCATCGTGTTCTTCCAAAGATTCTTCTTCGTCCTCGTGTTCTGCTAAATCTTCTGAAATAACTTCTTCTTCAAGAGTTTCTTCAGTTTCTTTAATAGCTTCGATTAGACCATCCTTGGTTACGATTGTGATACCACCTTCTAACATATGCTCACCATCTGGTGCTGCAACGTTACCATCAGCAGTAACTACGAAGATTGCCAAACCTTGTGCTAGTTCATCACCCTCATATGAAAGGGTAAGTTCACCATCAGCTGTTTTGATTTCACCGAAAGATTGCTCAGTTGCTTCAACTAAGTTGAAATGCTTTTTAACGAGCTCTTTGATTGTATTATTCATAAATCAATCCTTCTAATTATTTAACAATCTGAAATGTAACGAACCCACAATATCATACTCCTCCGCAGAGGTGGGTATCTACATTATAGCATTTCGTATACCTTCTTACTATATAATATATGTTTACACTAAAAGTGATACTTATTTACTCTGGTTATTGATTAACATATCTATAAAGTATCCTTCTACTGAGAAGCCTTTTACTTTACCACTCTTAACATACTCTTCCCAAACTTCTTTGTTCTTGATTTTCATAGCAACCATCCAAGTTCCCTTTGGGTATTTTTCACCAGTATAAATTGTAGACTTATCCTTATCAGAATCTTTTACAATCCAAGACTCTACTACATAGACATCTTTTAGTGGTTCATATCCATTATGTTCGATGTTAGCAGAGTCAGTATACTTTCTTTGCATATACTTGTATGCAATCTTCTGAATTGTATCCTCACTAAAGTATACATAATACTCCCCATTATCATCCATACGATAAATCATCTGATTGGGAATCATTGCAGGTCCGATTACGATTTGTTGGTCTGCAAAATCTTGTTTAGATAGATT